GTTTGACCGGGCCATAACCCTAGCGGAGCAACAGTCGTGACCCTGACAACCCTTCTCATCATCCTCCTGATCCTGGCCGTGCTCGGTGGTGGATACGGTCATGGGGACATGGGCTGGGTGGGCTGGAGCCCAGCCGGGCTCATCCTCCTGGTCCTGCTCATCCTGTATCTCACGGGCAAGCTATGAGCCCGACCGAGAAACTCCGCGCGGCCAAGCTCCTCCTGACGGACCCAGCCAAGTGGACGCAGGGGGCATTCGCTAGGGACGCGTCCGGCTATCAGGTCAAGTCCGGCTCCCCCGTTGCGGTGGCCTGGTGCGCGGTAGGTGCCTTGATTAGGTCTGGTAGCCCATTCGATAGGTCCATTAGGTTTCTAAACGATGCAGGACCCAAGGCATTCGAAGGGGTTCCGGACTATAACGATGCTCTTTTTCACCACGCCGATCTCCTAGCCTGGTTTGACCGGGCCATAACCCTAGCGGAGCAGGCCGAGTGACCCCCTCACGCCAGGAGCTCCTGGAGCGGGCCTATACCATCCTCGAGTCCTTGGACCTCCTCACGGACATCCGCCGCTTGGCCGATCATGAGCATACGTTCAGGCGCTTCCTCGAGGATGTAATCGAGGAGCTCGAGGGGGCATGACCCACGAGGTCATTTGCGCGGACATGCGCCAGCTCCTCCCCACGCTCAGGCCCGGTTGCGTGGACGCCATCATAACGGACCCCCCGTACGGGCTAAGCTTCATGGGCAAGGGCTGGGACGGGCAAGTCCCCGGCCCCGAGTACTGGCGCGAGTGCTTGCGCGTGGCGAAACCTGGCGCGCACTTACTAGCGTTCGGTGGGACCAGGACGGCGCATCGACTGGCGTGCGCTATCGAGGATGCGGGGTGGGAGATAAGGGACTGCCTCATGTGGTTGTACGGGTCGGGGTTCCCGAAGTCACACAACCTTAGCGGCGATTGGCAAGGCTGGGGCACGGCCTTGAAGCCAGCATGGGAAAATATCCTGTTAGCGCGCAAGCCGTTCGCGCCGGCGCAGCAGTGGCAAGAGATCGACACGCAGTTAAAGCAGTTGCAGGGGGCGTTATGGTCACGGTGCGATGCGAAGCTTGCGGCGCTGCTTTCCAAGTCAAACCCGGACGCCTGCGCCGGGGAGCTGTTCGGTTCTGTTCCATGGACTGTCGCAGATGCACTCAATACACCGGACGTTTCGTGCGTTCCGATGGATACGTCGCCGTCCGAGTGGGCGCCGATTTCCAGCTGGAGCACCGTGTTGTCATGGCGGCGCATCTTGGCAGGCGTCTCGCAACTCGAGAGCACGTCCACCACCGAAACGGCGATAGGGCCGACAACCGACTGGAAAACCTTGAAGTGCTGTTTATCGAAGATCACACCCGACTGCATGCTCCGGAGCCATGGGCGCGCATCGCCTGCAAGTGCCTCGCCTGCGGAACTGCTTTTCAGCGCGATCGTACTTGGGTCGCGCGCCACCCTAGAACGTTTTGCAGTCGAGCATGCTATCGACGGGGAAGCGTCGCGATTTAGCCCGGCATGGGAGCCTATCTACCTAGCCCGCAAGCCCTTGGTCGGCACGGTCGCGAGCAACGTGCTTGAGCACGGCACGGGCGCTATCAACGTGGACGGGTGCAGGATCGAAACGAACGGCGAGGATCGATCAGCGCGCTACAACGGTAAGGCGCCGGGCGGTGGGCGCGATGGCACAAGCTACGCGATAGGGCTCAAAGAGCCATGGAATGCACCTGAAGGCCGCTGGCCCGCGAACTTGCTCCTGGACGAGTCCGCGGCGGCGATGCTTGATGAGCGGACCATAGATAAGATTCACGGGGCTGGTGTTGCGCGTAAAGGGTCGAGCAACCCTGCACCGAGCGTAATGGACCCGACCAGTTGGGGCAAGGTCAGCAGCACCGGCGAAATGCATCGTTTCGGGGACTCCGGAGGCGCCTCACGCTTCTTTTACGTGGCAAAGGCATCCCGCGCTGAGCGTGAGGCGGGTCTTGAGCATCATCGTTTCATATGGGTGGGGTGGACATGGGAAGGCGTGGAGTACCAAGCAAAGCTCCGGGTGGATACGGCTCAATCACACCCAAGGGTTATAGACGCGTCTGGTGCACAGTGTCAGGACGCCAGCGCATGGAACACGCTATTGTTTGGGAGCGAGCACACGGCGCCATTCCTCCGGGGATGCAGCTCCATCACATCGATCGAAACAAGCTCCATAACGAGCTATCCAACCTTGAGCTGGTTAGCCCGCTCGCTCACAAGCGGGAGCATAGTGGGTGTTTCGAATGCGACGGGGTCACTTACAAACCCTGTTGCAAGTGCAACGGGCCTTACCCTGTCGATCGGTATTACAAGCGCCGGGATGGTATCTCTCCCTGGTGTCGGCCCTGTTGCATCCGGAACGCTATTGAAAATAAGCGAAAGCGGACCAGGCGAGCGGATGTCAACTCATCCGACCATGAAGCCTCTTAAGCTCATGCGCTGGCTCGTGCGTCTCATAACGCCCCCCGGCGGCATAGTCCTGGACCCGTTCATGGGCAGTGGCACGACAGGGATCGCCGCCGTGCTCGAGGGCTTCAACTTCCTGGGCATCGAACTGGAGCCCAACTTCGCCAAGATTTCGAACGCGCGCATAGCGCACGCCATGGAGGCCGCCTGATGTTCACCCTACTACTCACCTACCCCGTCCTCCCCCTCGGGACCCTAATGATCGTGGCCGTGTACCTCCTCTTGTCCCGGGGACTTCGTAAGGCCGAGGACTCGGACAATGAGACCCTTGACGCCCTGGTCGCGGACATGGAGGCAACACAGGCCAAGTTCCAGGCAATCGAAACCAGGCTAACGGACCACGGTAATAAACTCACGAAGCTGGCGCTACGTGGCGTAAAATGACCGCCATGCTGAACGCGGACCACCTAGCAGGGGCCTTGACCCTGGAGCTTGGCATGGAGGTAACGTGGCACCCGGCCAAGTTCTCGGACAATGCCATATTCGAGTGCAACGGCCGCCTGGCCATCATAGGGCTCCAGGACCTTCACAAGTTGGCGACCATGACCCCCTCGCTGCGACGGGCCCTGGTCAAGCGCATGAGGACGGACCTTGACCCCACCTCCTGAATTCCGCGGCCCCCAGGGCAGGGCCGAGAGTGAGGCCATGCAAAGGGCAAGGGAGAGCAGGTCCCTGATATGGCAGGTCAACCCAAGGTGTCCCCTCCCCCTCCGGTGGCAGCTCAGGATCCTAGTCCTCTTACGGTTCCTGCGTCGGCTTGGTGGGAGCGAAGCGACAGGATCTGGTCCAGGGTCATGAGCACTTATCACCTGGTCACGGAGGACGAACTTTGGCTCGTCCTTCTCGAGGCGGCAGAGGATGACCCTCCGCACCCGCTTCCCTGACATCCCCTGGACCACGCGCCAGGTCTGGCAATCGCCTACGGTCCCCTGGGACTTGTGCGATCATGAGCGCCAGGCCCAGCTCCGCGTCGCATGGAATGCCGGGGACCTGAGATACAAGCTGCACCCGGGCCAGCGTGAAATCTACAATCACGTATTCAAGTCCCATAAGCAGGTCTCATCGTCCATGGAACGGGTCTATGGAATGGACATCTCGAGGCAATGGGGCAAGGACTTCCTCATGTCAGCCATTGGCGTGGGCGTGGCGCTAAGGCGCCGTAGGAGCACACGAATACCTTACGCAGCGCCTACAAAAGACATGCTCAAGGAGATCATTGTCCCGACGATGATGGACCTGTTCGCGGACTGCCCCCCAGAGCTCCTCCCACAGGAAATCTCAAAGGGCACGTTCACCAGGTCCGCCGATACCTTGACCTGGCCTTGGGGTGCCAGGATCGTCCTCGTGGGCGTGGACTTGCACCCGGACAGGCTCAGGGGGCCTGCTACGTACGCCTTCTTGTTCACGGAGGCCGCGTTCACGCCCAATCTCGTGGACCTAATGGACGGCGTGATAATGCCCCAGCTCCTGACCGAGCCGGAAGGGTTCGGGATCATGGCCTCCACACCCCCCGTCACTCCGGCGCACCCCTGGACCACGAGGTACCTCCCGGAAATGCAGGGCCGGGGCATGTATGCGAAAAGGGTGATAACGGACAACCCGCGCCTGACCGAGGAGCAAATCGAGGCCGCCATACGGTCCCTGGGTGGGTATGACTCCACCCGGGTTCGGCGAGAACTGTTTTGCGAGCACATCGTGGAGTCCTCGGCCGTAGTCATCCCGGAATTCACGGACGCGAACATCATCCCGGATGGAACCAACCCGCCTCCCTACCGGGACTGCTACACGTCCCTTGACCCGGGCATGATCCACGGCTCCGGCGCCTTGTTCGCGTACTACGACTTCAAGGAGGATCGCCTGGTCATTGAGGGTGACTTTGCCGTGTCCGGCGCCAATTCCCGGAGCTTGGCCATCATGATCAGGGCACGGGAATGGCAGCTCTGGGGCATCGAACCTAAACAGCCCACGAGCATGACGGACGCGGCCTGGACCACGGAGCTGGGCCTGATAAAGGCCGCCATGCTCCCGAACTTGGCCCCGCCCCCGGTAGTCACCTCGTTTCGAGGCGGGCAGCTCCGCCACGCCCCCTATATGCGATTCTCGGACACGGACTCTAGACTCATTGCCGATCTCTCGGCCGAGCATGGCCTAGTTTTCGCGCCGGCCCTCAAGGATGACCTGGAGGCCGCTATCAATGCGACACGGCTCCGGATCCAGGAGGGGAAAATCGTGTTCAAGCAGAGGGCCGTGAACGCGATCAGCCATACCAAGAACGCCCTCTGGAACCGCCAACGGACCCGGTTCGCGGAGGCCGCGGACAAAACGCACTATGACTGCCTGGCAGCCCTCATCTACCTAAACAGGATGGTCCCTTGGGGCAGGAACCCGACCCCGCCCATGTCTTACGATGGCCGGAGCCACCACATACCCAAGAAGCTTGGCCCGACCACGAAAACAGGCAGGGCCTTGAGTAGGATATTCCGGGGGCGATGACATATCCGTCTCCCCGTTCATGGATAGAGGTAGATGGCGTCTGGGTTGAGTGGATCCCTGTGGACGGTACCTATCGCTGCCAATGGCCCAAGAATGAGGACGAGGACCTGTCCACGGAGCACGTGGCCGTCCTTTCGTGGGAATAGCCCAAAGGGATTTATGACTTGATCTTGCCGGTGGGACCAATTTTGCCTGGCGAGCCAATTGGTTGATGGTCTATGACGGTTCCACTTTCATGGAGCTGCTTTTCCACTTGCGTGTACATGAGGCCAAACATGGTTGCTATTTCACCAGCCACATCCCGCATGTCTGCTAGATGCCCTATCGTAGCGTCCGCTTTACGCTGAAGTTCGGGGTTAGCTTTCCGGAGCTTGAGTTCAATTCTGAGGGTCCCTGTGAGGACATCCCGTTGGATGCCACTCCATGGGGGGATTGCCACTATCCAGGACGTTGAGTCCATGGATGACAGGATCACAACACCACCATAGTTGGCATCTTGCATTTGCTTGGCTAACCCATCCCCGAATGTCCGGAGCTTACGTTGGTCCGCCGTGTCTGGGTTTGGAGATTTCATGTGATCGGTCTATCAGATCCCATAACTTGGGCCTAGTTGGCACACGTGATACACTTCGCATGTGCTAGAACCCCTCGATGATGAGCTAGAGGAGGAACAGGAGCCCCTCCTGGAGGCCCTTGAACCTCCCCCGGAGCCTGAACCCCCCGACCTGGCTAAGACGTATTGGGCCAACTACCCGGTGGACGAGCTCCCGGACGCGGTCAACGAACGGATCCGGGAATACTATGAAACCATGGGCCGGACGGGCCTAACCGCCCTGTACAAGTCCGCGCACGCGGCCTTTTATTCGCTCAGTGACGATGGCGTGCACGAGGGCTCCCGTATTATCGAGTCGGGGGACCAGGGGGAGTTACTCCAGGTCAAGAGTAATCAGTTACGGTCCATCGCCCTGTACATCCTGACCATGGCCACGGCGGACAGGCCAGCCTATGCGCCCAAGGCGACGAACGGGTCAGCGGCGGCCCTGTCTCAGGTCCCCACGGCCAGGGTCCTCCTCGAGTATTACCATACCCGGAAGGGCCTTGAGCGTTGCTTGATCGGTGCGGCCTTGAGAGCCCTCATCTATGGGAAAGGGTACCTCTGGGAATCGTGGGACCCGACCTTGGCCAAGGGTCAAGGAGACGTGACCCTCAAGGCCCTTTCCCCTCTCGAGGTTGTGTGCGACCCAGACCGTGGCCCCGGCGAACATGACTGGTACATCATCCGGACGTACCGGAACAAATACGACCTAGCCGCTCAGTACGGTACCGGGGAGGACCCCAAGGTCGTGGAGCTCCGTGAGGATCTCTTGGCCCTAGACGGCGGGGAGGGCATTGATAGTGAGTTGCAACTCCGCCCCCGCCTTGGCGTAGGCCGCTCAGCTAGGGACGCCACGGACGTGGCCGTCTGGCACCTGTTGCACGGCCCCACCCAGGCCAGCCCGGATGGCAGGTACGCCATCATAACGGGTAAGGACATATGCCTGTTTGAAGGTCCATTGCCGTTTGACGAGTTGCCCGTCTATGAAATGTGCCCCGAGGAATTTCTCGAGGCCGGGTCCCTTGGCTATGCATCCATCTGGGACCTCCTTGGCCTTCAAAAGGCTTACGACGGTATGAACAGTACCGCCCTGTCCAACTTCGATGCCTTCGGGACCAATGACTTGCTCCTCCAGGAGGGAACGGAGATCTCCCTCGAGGAAGTGCACGGGGGCCTGAACGCGATCAGGTACCCCATCGGCTCCAATCCTCCACAGGTCCTCGAGAAGTTCCAACTTTCCGACTCATTTTTCAAGCTCAGGCAGGCGTTCATGCAGGACATGCAGCTCGCCAGCGGCGTCAACAGCACCGTCCGGGGCGATCCGGAGGCCAACCTCAAGTCCGGCACGGCCTTGGCCCTCATTCAGGCTCAAGCCGTCCAGTTCCAGAGCAGGTTCCAGGGCGGGTACGTGCGTCTCACCGAGGCCGCGGCCACGGGCCTCCTGCGGATGCTCAAGCGGTACGCCAAGACGGAACGTCTGGCGCAAATCGCCGGGGCCTACGATACGGATGGCCTACGGTCCTTCAAGAGTGAGGACATTGCAGACATTGACCGGATCGAAGTGGAGAGCGGCTCTCCTATTTTTCGTACCGTGGCTGGCAAGTTTGACGTTGCCACCCAACTTCTCGAGCGCGGCCTCATCGACGACATCAACCAGTATTACCAAGTCCTTGAGACAGGCCGCCTCGAGCCAGTTACCGACCCGCATAGGCGTGCGCATCTCCGGGTTCAGGAGGAAAACGAGATCCTTATGCGTGGACCCCAGGTGGTCCCGAAAGTGGGCAAGGACGGCATGCCCGAAATGGACCTCACGGGCCAACCAGTGCAGACGGTCCAGGACCTCTCTGCCCTCGTGACGGACCACCCGGAGAACCATGTCCGGGCCCATGCGTGCGTGCTCGACAGTCAGGACAGTCGCACCAACCCTGGCGTGGTCAATGCCGTGGTCACGCATATCCTGGAACATCTCAAGGTCTGGCGTGAGGCGCCCCCTGACCTGCTCATGCTCATGAAGTTTCCGATGCCCCCGCCCCCGCCAGGCGCGGAGCCCCAGGATCCTGGCGTGCCGGGTCCCGAGGAGGACGGTCCTAAGCAGGACCCCAATGCGGCAAAGAATACGGAAAAGGCCAAGGCCGCCGGGAATAATGCTCCCGGCACTGACCGTGCACCAAAGTTGCCCAGGCCGGCACAACCCCCGGCGGGTGTTGCGTAAGAGGAGCGGATGACATCAAACATACTCGCGAGCCTTGAGGCGAAAATCGCCGAGAGTGCCACCCCGGAGTCCGAGGCGGAACCGGAGGAAGTAGAGCCGGAGTCAGAGGAGGCCCCCGACGCGGCCGAGGACTTGGCCGAACACGTGACAGCGAAAGCTGACACGGACGAAAAGTCACCGGACGATGACACGCACAAGGCTGGCCTCCGCCAGGCAGACTACACCCGTAAGACACAGGCCCTGGCCGAGGAGAAAAAGGCCCTCCATGCACAGGTGGCCCAGGAACGTGCTGATTTCCAGGCCAAGGAGGAGGAGTTCCAGGAAGTAGTTGAATGGCTCGAGGGCCTCAAGGACGTTGAAACCATGGAGTTCGAGCTCTCCAGGTACTACCCCGAGGCCGTGGCCGCCTTACGGGATAAATGGATCCTTGAATCCCAGGAGGAGGCCGAACTAACGGAACGCGAACGCGCGGCCATCCGTAGGGCCAAGGATGCGGAAATCAAACTCCGGGCAAGGGAGCAGGACGCGGCCAGGAACCAGAAGGTGGCCGCGAAGCAGGCCAACGGTCAGAAAACAGCGCAACTCCGGGTGCAGTTCCAGGGCTGGCTTGATGAGGTAATCACCCCGGCGGGCCTCGATGATGACGAGGACACCCGGGCCATGATCCGGGAGAGGCTCATCGCGGGATATAAAGAGGTCTGGACTAAGGAGACCTTTGCCAAGGCCGCTGCCGACGTTGCCAAGCGCCTGAAAAGGGAGGCCAAGGCCACTCCCACCCCTACGGAGGCTAAGTTGCCACCGAGCGCCAAGGGCACAGGTCATAAGGCTCCGCCGGACGTGGAGAAGGTCAGGCGCCCCCAGATCAAGAAGCACAGTGAGGAGTATTTCCGAGACCTCCGGGCCAAGTATGGCGTCCAATGACACCATCGTGATACACTTACGCCCATAACGGACCAGCCAGCGGCCTAAGTCCACCCCCCGGTGGGGATACGGATAGCCCCGCGTGAGTTGAGACCCTAGCGAAAGGATCTCACTCATGACTGCTATCAATACCACGATCGCCCTGCCTCTTTTCAAAGAGGTCTATGGGGATAACGTGGAAAACCTCGTTCCCGCTGCTGCTCGCTTGCAGAAAGATGCAAAATTCGTCGCAAGAGACAAGCAAGAGGGTAACAAGTACCACCAGCCCGTAAAGACTACACGGTCCCACGGCTGGACCCTCTCCACGTCAGGCGATGCATTCCCACTGAACGCGGCGGAGCCTGCCCGAACGGCGGACGCTCAGGTACAGGGCTCCAGCTTCGTGCTCAGGGAAGTGATTTCCTACGATGCGGCGGCCAAGCTCCTGTCCGGGAAGTCTGAGGGCGCACGTAAGAGGGCATTCGTAAGTGGTTCCGCCTACATGGTGGAAAACATGACCGAGACGGCAGCGTTCGTTCTCGAAACGCAGCTCCTGTACGGTCAGTCGGACGTTGGCATTGTAGAGGCCCGAACGGCTGGCGTTGGTACTACGACCCAGACCTTTTCATTCACGCCTGGCACCTTCATTCCTGCCCTCTGGTCCGGGATGGAGAACGGATACGTGGAGGTCTGGAACGCGGCTGGTGCCATCAAGCGTAACATCGCCGGGACCATGCAGGTGACGGGTGTGAACGTGGATTTGCGTACCGTGACCTTCGTGGGCACGGCGGCGGAGATGGACACGATCATTGGCACGGACGTTATCTACCTCCGGGATACTAAGAGCGCGGGCATGGTGGGTCTACGGTCCATCGCATCCAACACGGGCCTCATGTTCGCGATCAACGCTGCGAACGTTAGCCTCTGGGCAGGTAACACCTTCTCAGCGGCGGGCGGGTCCTTGTCCTTCGTGAAAGTCCTCCAGGGACTGAACAAACCCGTCAACCGTGGCCTCATGAAGGATGTGATCGGCTACTGCTCCCCCAAATCGTGGTCGGACTGCATGAACGACTTGGCCGCGCTTCGTAGGTACTCGGACAACGCTGGCGGGTCCCTGGAGCAGGGTGCCGAGTCCATCAAGTTCTATGGCCAGTCCGGGACCGTCGAGATTTTCCCGCACATCCTGATGAAGCCTAGTGAGGCTCTTTTCTTCCCCAAGGCAGGCTTGATCAGGTTGGGAGCGTCCGAGCTCACGTTCACGCCCCCGGGCATGGCCGATAAAGACTTTTTCGAGAACCTTCCCGATCACGCCGGCTATGGCATTCGGAACTACTGGAATCAGGCTCTGTTCACGCCCACTCCGGCACAGTGCCTTCTTATCAACGGTATCGTAAACAGTGACGACTAACGGTTATGGCTGGGCCCCGTCCTATTGGGCGGGGTCCTGGCCCTCATAAAGGAACCCCATGGCAAGTAAGTCCGTCCTGTACGTCACCATCGTTTCCGACTCTGGCGTCCCGGCTAAGAGCCTGGCCGAGCGAGTCTGCAAAAGGTATGACCAGCCCGAGAGCGCGGTCACGGCCATTGCCATGTACCTGGAGGGCCTGGTCGGGGGGAACGGTTCCGCCGTGGTCCACGTGGCCCTTGCTGGAGCCGACACTGGCACCCAAGGCACTGGCACGATTGCATGTGTACAGGCTAACGCCGCCATTGGCGATCGCGTGGACATCGGCGCTCTCAACTTTTACGTG